TTTTTCCGAGTATATTCCCCCAGACCCCAATTATAAAGATCGCCTTAAGAGTTTGTAAAAACTGTGAAGTGCCCATTGACTTTATGTGAGGGTTTCGGTATAATCTTAATATATAAATTACATCTTCCCTTCTCCGAGCCAATGATCACACTAGACGCTAAGTACCACGACTATCTTACCAGCGGTAAGACTTTCGACCTTGACGGATGTAGAGAACGTGTGACAGGATATGGATATAACTGCGATGGTAATGGCATAACTGGTTATTATGTCAATACAGAGAACTGGAGATTGAACTATGATCTACAAGAGAGGTTCATAGACAAGGAGGAACTACATGTCAGGTGATTACTTTTCATCAGAGAGGTATCAAGCAACTATAAGTTACTCACAAGTGAGTGATCTCAAAGAAAGAGTAACCGAACTCGAAGCACAAATTGAAACATTGGTAAATACCATTGACACCCACAACGTATTGATTAGGAATTATGAGTTTATCAAACGAAGAACTTCTCGCTAGAATCACAGCACTCGAACATAAGGTCTCGAATAGTCTTCTAATGATGAAGAGAACACCTACATCTGAATATGAGAAACTCGTCGATGTTGTGTGCGATCATGAGAAGCAAATTAGAAACATTAATCAAGAGATTGAGCAAGGTCCAGTGTCTGAATCATGGACACAATCTGGATTACACTTTGAAGAACCAATGCCACCCCCTGAGCCACCTTTAAATGCAAACCAATAATTACTTAGAGGAAAAGATTAAGACTGCTCAGGGGAGAATTAAAGAACTTGAGTATATGATTAGAGAGTGGGAAAAATCCTTAGAGGTTAAAAAATCGCGTAGTTGAACGCAAAAATTCGCGTCCAAAATCGCGAAGGGATCTCTAAATAGCATCAAAAAACTATGGAAGAATTGGAAGGAGAATTCATTATTAAGGTTAATGGAGAAACGATAAGGCATAACAGAGCAAGGGATTTACCTGCTTCGTTTGATCATCTTATTAAGTTTGCCCCTAGTGCTCCAGAACCTCCACATACTGAGGCACAGCATAATGCTATGTCCAAGTATGCAGACTACTTACAAGAATTGATGACTAGAGAGACGAAATGACAATCTCTGTTTCACCATTTGCTGAACCATGGTCTATACCAGATAGGACTAGACCAACGTTTACAATCAATCAGACAGTAACAGCATCTACTGATGATGCTCTTAATGAGACGATAACGAATGTAACTGCTACAGTAGATGGGACAGAACCTAACCTTGTAATCACACCAGGGACAACCTCTGTGTCGATTACAGGGTCTTTTGCTGACCCCTTCTCGGATTCATTTACGTATGTTGATGCAGGAGAATCAACGAATACGATGACACCTATTACTGTTACAGGAGCAGATAACCTACCTGCAGATAAGGTCTTTTATGACCTTGATCAAGATATGACTGCATATACGACTAAGACGTTTACTGTGGTTGTATCCTATGAATTGAATAACTCAGCTCAGACCCCTGAATCCTTTACCCTTACCATGAAAATAAATAATGAGTGGGAGGGTATACGATCCCTTGTTGACAATTATTACGACTAATGAGTTATCCAGCACCAGACAAAGTACCACATGATGATTGGTTCGTAGATTCTATTCCTATGCAAGAATGGCCACCTAATAGTGGTAAGCACGATCATCCATTACCTAAAGTTAAGGATGAAGAAGAAGAGATCACTATGCATGAGAAGATGTATAGGATCGCTACTGCACGTTATAACCCTTTTGCTATAGGTGGATCAGAGAACTGTCATTCTGATATAGATTGTCCTGCAGGAGGATCTGAGAAGATTTGGAAGCATCCTCATGATGATATGCCTGTTGCGAAACATTATGATTGGGAAGATACAGCACCATGTGAATATGAACCACCAGAGGAGGAGACTAATGCCAGCAGTAACTAGAATTGGAGACGCAGACGTATCACATTGCTCTGGAATGAATAGAGCAGAGGGATCTGGTAATGTCTTCTGTAATGGTATTCCTATCTCTCGTCAGGGTGATGTGAACACTGGACATCTTAAACCAGGTGTTCCTTGTCCATCTCATTCTGCACCAATTGCTACAGGGAGTACAACCGTATTTGTAAATGGCAAAGGATGTGGTAGAATAGGAGATGCAATAAGTGGCTGTACATCAGTCGCTGAAGGATCATCTAACGTATTCGCAGGTTAATTATGGCAAAGACTAAGGCAGGTGGATTTGGCACTTCCTCAAAAATGGAAGCAATCCCCAAGAAAACAAGACAAGGTAGAGGTCAACATAGTAAGTTCTCTGCTACCAGTCGTAATAGTGCAAAGAAGAGATATAGGGGACAGGGCAGATAATGTATCAAGCATTACCTAAGTGCCTACACATCAAAGATAGCCCTGTCGCAGGACAGGGCATTTTTGCTAAAGAGGATATACCAGACAACATCTATCTTGGTATATCACATGTTGTGGTGGATGAAGAGATTATGAGAACTCCTTTAGGTGGTTTTGTGAATCATAGTAATGATCCTAACTGCGTTAAAGGATATAAAGATGAGGGATGGGGTAAGATATATCATATGATGACCACTAAACCAATTAAAAAGGGTCAAGAGCTCTTCTTGAAGTACACTTTCTATCAAGTCTGAATAACGGGTATAAATATAAAGAAGGTTAATTCCGTAAAGGATGGCAATTACATCGAAGTCTTTCCGTGACTTCAGCTTGACTTTTGAAAAGAATGCAGTGACAAACGATGTTTTGGCACTGACTAATGAATCAGCCATCAAGGCTAGCGTGAAAAATATAGTATTATATAACTTTTATGAGAAGCCATTTGATCCTTTATTTGGTGGTAATATTATAGGGCTGTTATTTGAGAATGCTAGTCCTAATCTTGAGAATGATATACGAGATAATCTCGAAGAAGTCATCAACTTACATGAACCAAGGGTCGGTGTTATAGACATTGTGACCAAATGGGAAGAGAATCGCAATCAATTGGATGTCTCTATTAACTATGTGATATTAGGAATACCTCCAATACAAGATTCAGTAGATGTAGCATTGAAACCATAATGGCATTTAAACAAGTCAATGCTCTTGAGTTCAACGAAATCAAGGCACAAATTAAAGATTATCTAAGGGCACAGTCGGAATTTAGTGATTATGACTTTGAAGGGTCATCATTAACTGTGTTAATTGATACTCTTGCGTATAATACTTACTACACTTCCGTAAATGCCAACCTTGCAGTTAATGAAGGGTTCCTAGAGACCGCAGTTTTACGTGAAAATGTCGTAAAATTGGCAAGAATGCTTGGTTATACACCAAAATCATCTCGTTCTGCCCAAGCAACTGTTACAATTCAGGTTCAAACTAACGTTACAACCAATTCACAGGGTGTAATTACAAAGGGATATCCAAAAACTGTCACAATTTCACAAGGATTGGTACTAAATTTCACAGGTTTAGATAATAATAACTTTGTTTTCTCTATTCCATCTGATGTTACGGTGTCTGTGAACAGTACAACAGGTATTGCAACCTTCTCAAATCTTATAGTTTATGAAGGTGTTTACTTAACAGACACATTTGTACGTAATGTTAATGAAAGACAACGCTTTATTCTTACAAATACTGATGCAGATACCTCTTCAATGAAGGTACAAGTCACTTCTGGTACTGTTACGGAGCGTTATTTACAAGCAACAGACATTACTAAGATAGATTCTACATCAAAAGTCTTCTTTTTAGAGGAATCTGAGTATCAAAGACCCGAAATTATGTTCGGAGACGGTACAATTGGTAAAGATTTGCTCAATGGTGACGTAATTAGCGTCACTTATACCACTTCTAGTGGACCTGGAGCAAATGGATTGCTTACTTTTACTAATATTGGCACATTTTTAGACGATGAATTGAATTCTTTGACTTCTGGGATCACTATTACACTGGATAAACGTCCTGAAGGTGGTGCTCCAGCGGAAAGTAAGGAAGGAATCAAGTTTTCTGCGCCTAAATTCTACTCTGCATT